AGTTCTGTTTCTCGTGGTATTACCCAGGCAGTTCGGGCAGATCGTACTCGTCTCGAGAAGCTTGAGTTTATTCATGATGCTTGGAAGAAGCTTCAGAACCCTTGGGTAACCATTGAAAACCCAGATAAGAATGCTACTAACCGTCGTCATATTAAGGTTCGTGCCAATGATCTGTGGGGCAATCCAAAGATCAAGAAGGAAGAACCCACGGGATGAAGCTTGTTCCCATTGCGCTTCTTCTCATATTTGCTTCTAATGCTGCAATGTTTTATGAAGCTGGAAAATATTCTAATACCGGTATGGGAAAGCTAGCCTGTGTGGTGTTTATGCTAAGCAATTTTGTTGGAATTTATCTGACGGTTGTAAATTTTCTATAAAACCTAGTTTACATTAATTCGTCTCCGTGGTATAATGAATTAACGGAGGTATCATATGAAAATACATATCTATAACATCAAAAACACTAATGGTATGGTAACTCGCTCGAAAGTTATTTCTGCGATGAAGTTTTATGCCAGTAAACTTATGACACACCGATTGTCTGATAGTCTGACTGTCTTTGTTAGATTTAAGACTGACATTCCATATGCCGGTTTGTGTACATGGTTGGATGAACCTCGTCGACCAAAAGAATTTGCTATTACTATTAATCCGGATATGGCAGATGATCCTATTGAACAAACTCTTGCTCATGAAATGGTTCACGTAAAGCAATACGCTAAGGGTGAACTTAAAGATCTTCTTTCATATCCGGATCTTGTTGTCTGGCAAGGCAGCAGAAGGCATTGCGACAATGATGGTGCAGACTATATGTCTCTGCCATGGGAAATTGAAGCTTTCGATAAAGAACGTACGTTATATCTCGAATACATGTCTAACAATGGGAGAAAATTCTAATGAACACTATGAATGATGTAGTTGATATTGCAGAAATTGATCTTGAAGAAGTTGAAACTAAAGAAATTCTTTATTTCAATTCTTATGATGAGGTTAGAAACTTTGTAAGACAAAAGCCAACATATTCGGCCAATATCAGTTATTATGAACCTTCTCTTCAAGCTTGGGCAATGGTGATTAATCATGACCAATAAAATTACTGAACTGTTGGATAGTCCTGAATGGCAAGAACTGACTCGTCTCCAAATGGAATGGGAAAAGACTTATGATGAAGAACAAGATGCAAAATGGAATGCACTTGATCATGACACTCAACTATCGATGTTCTATTCGGTAGTCAAGAGACTCGTTCAAGGAGAACTTAATGACCATGGCACTTATCGTTGGGTGCTGTATGATGTGTTTGGTTTTGATATGTCTTCTTATGCCATAGGAATGAAATGTGGATTTATGGATCTGCATAACTCTATTGTTGATAGAGGTACTGTAGATAAAATGCACGAAGAAATCAAGCGGCTACAAGCAGAAATTGATCTAAGAAATGATGACCTAAAGTAATTAGGTTATTGTGTTGACGTCTTCTTCTCTATTACGAAGATAATTATCAAAATGTCTTTCCAAATCTGGCTTATTACCAGCAAATTCAACTACGCCATGGCTATTCTTTATGATGTCAAGAAGAGGATTAAACTCATGCATCATGAACATATCCCATCTTGAAATATATCCACGATTGCCTTTACGGCCATGGAACATATGTTCAATAGTACCAGGTACATAACCAATCTTAAAATTGATAGCCTTAGTAGCTCGTACTTGCCATGCTTGTAATAGCTGCTTATAGCTATCATGGGCTACCTTTGGAATGCTTCTTTCCCAAGATCCAACTAAACACAGAGCCATATGATGGTCACCAGAACCCATGGCGGCAAACTCAATAAGTCCACCAACCGCATCTAGAGCTTCTCTTCTCCAGGCCCATGCATAACCAGGATGTGGGTAATCATATGGTCCGCTATTAAATTTCCAGAAGTTTGCTCCCTCAGGAACTACAGGAAGTCCAGCATGGAATATAGAAGCAAAGCTTTTATGAACTTGCATATGAGCATCTGCAGGACCAAGATCATATGCATATGACCAAGGTTGAACTACTGGATAAATTTGTAAGGCATTAAGAGTATCCAAGGCCCATGTATCTTTTCTGAAAAGGATATCTGCATCTAAGAATGCAATGTACTTGGCATCATCTGGAAGACGTGTTAAGCCAAGGTTTAAAAGATTTTCTTTATTCCACACTAATGTTTTAGCTCTTACACCAAGATGATTAACACCAAGTTCAGTAAGATATTCTAGATCGTGTGGTCGATCTCCAAAAGCGCATTCTACTAAAGTAATGCTTACACCAGCTTTTAACCAACTTTTAATAGCAATATCTGCTAAAGCAATTCTTGATTTCCACATAATAGGATTTGAAATGCAAGTAACAACATGAAGATCCGAAGGTTGCATAATGATCTCATATATTAAAAGGTTAATGATCGTATAAGTATTTACGGATTTACAAAATTAACTATTGACATTTTTATATAAATTTTGTATTATAGTTTTATAACATTATGGAGGCTACCATTAATATTTTCTATATTGACCGCGATCCTACACAAGCTGCTCAATGGATGGTTGATAAGCATGTTGTAAAAATGATTCTAGAATCTGCACAGCTTCTGTGTACAGCTCATCGTGTACTTGACGGGGATGAGTATATTGATCTATCTCCTGCAGGTCGTCGTATCAAGCGCTGGCGTCTTAATGATGCTCGTGATGAAATTATGTATTATGCTACACATATCAATCATCCATCTGCAGTATGGATTCGTCAGTCTGTATCCAACTATCAGTGGCTTGTCGATCATTTCTTTGCTCTTAATCAAGAATATACATACCGATATGGTAAAACTCATAAGTGCTATGAGCTAGGTTATTATATGCAGTCACCTCCTTTCAATCTTAAGGAATGGGATTTTACTGAACCGCCTCCTGCAATGGCTCCTGAATATATTGTTTCTAAGGATGCTGTTGAGAACTATCGTAACTATTACAAGGTCGGTAAGGCCCGTATGCACTCATGGAAGATGCGTGAACCACCGCCGTGGATCTAATAATATAAATATCCGAAAGAGGATATTTTCATGGCTAAATCTACTCAAGAATTTAAGGCTTTCGGTGAACAGCTCAATAAATTACTGAAGCCATATAATTATAAAGTAGCAGATACTTCTCCAGCTGGTAAGCCTGGAAAGAATAATACTAGAGAATTTAGACTTCAGCTAATTGATAAGCAAAGAAATACTTCAAAGGACTTAATTGATAAGTTTTCAGGTGTTTTAAAGAAAGCTTATCCAAAAGGACGAGTTCAATTCAATAAGCTTTCACCAAATAGTTCAAAGTTTTCTAGCTATACTTTAGAATTAGATTCAACAAAAATGGATTTAGTTATAGCTCAAGGCGCCAATAAGGGTGAAAAGTTTGAGCAGATAATGGTTGATGCATATCAAAAAGCATTTTCCAAAAGCAGATTTGATCCAAAAATGGCTCAATTAATAGAATTAATGAATTCAGAAAATAAAGATTTTGCATCAACAGAAATTATACGCGTTGAGCAGCGTAAAGGCTCTACTGCTAAACAAGGTATACCTTTAGAAAGATTAGGTGAAGTTATTGGTGATATCATATTAACAGATAGCACAAATAAAAGATGGTATGTATCTCTAAAGAATAAAGATGGTGCTACTATTGCTAATGGTTTACCAGGTGGATCTACTATTTTTAATAATGAAGGGACCCTTGATCCACAATCAAAGGGTTCACAATTTTTATTAATGTTTGGTGTAGACTTAAACCGAGTACAAGCTGGATTTGATTTAAGAAATAAAATTACTACACCTAGATTAGGACTTCCAGGAAGCAATGGTATTCCTTCAGACACTTCTAAAATTAAAGAACTCTTTAAACAAATTTGGGGAATGAACTATTTTTACGTTAGAGAAAAGACTAATGGTTGGGAAGTCCATTGGATAGATTCAAATTACTTAAATAAATTAACATCTGGAATTAAAGTTACAAATATTAGATATCCTGGAATAAACACAAAAACTATTACAATAGAATGCGAAAATAGTACAAAAAAATATATGATAGAAGTCCGCAATACAAAAGGCGGCGAATATCCAAATGATATTAAGGTTAGATTACGATAAATAACTATATATTAATTTGGAGCTTATAATGGAAAGACTATATCTAGCGGAATCTATGGAATCCAATGAGGATAAGCTTACACATCTAGAACACGCAGAAGATCATGTAATTAATTCAGGCGGTGAAGGTTTTACTCACGCCTATAATAATCTTATGGATGTTCATAATAAGCTTTCTGGAAAAAATAATGATACTCGGGTAACCATGAAATATGATGGTTCACCTTCTGTAGTCTTTGGTCATCATCCAGAGAATGGTAAATTCTTTGTAGCTTCAAAGTCAGCTTTTAATAAGAATCCAAAAATCAATTATACACCTGAAGATGTAGAAGCTAACCATGGCCATGCACCTGGATTAGTTAAGAAACTTAAGGCAGCCCTTGAGCATCTTCCTAAAGTTACTCCTAAACAAGGAGTCTATCAAGGTGATATTATGCATACACCTGATGATGTAAAGTATAATAAAGGTAAGGTTTCATTTACACCCAATACCATTGAATATTCTACAGATGCAAATTCAAAAGAAGGACATAAAGCTTTAAACTCTAAGATTGGTGTAGTACCACATACTGCTTATCGTGGTGGTCCAAGTCTTGAAGATATGAAAGCTGAATATGCACCAGATATGAAAGACTTTAATGAGCATCCAGATGTACATGTAATTTCTTCTCATCATGACTTAAAGAAAGTCAAATATTCACCAAGACAACAATCACAATTTAAGAAACATTTAGAGGCAGCATCTGATGTATTTTCTAGAACTCACCCTGATGCCCATGCTGCTATTGAGCCTCATAGGCTTTTACTTAAAACATACATCAATAGCACAGTCCGTAAAGGTACGACACCAGATCACGAAGGCTTCAAAGGCTTTTTAGCAGATCAGCGAGATAAAAGTGTTGCAAGTGTAAAGACTCCTAAAGCACAAGATGCTAAACGTGAAATGTATAATTCTAAAATTATGGATGTTGAACACAATAAAAATCATTTCAACAATGTTCTTGCAATACATCATCATCTACAAAAAGCAAAAGATGTATTAACCAATGCTCTATCATCTCATTCAACATTTGAAAATCATATAAAAGGTAAGAAGACGAAGCCTGAAGGTTTTGTTGTTGTAAGAAATAATAGACCCACCAAATTCGTCGATCGTGCAGAATTCTCACGAGCAAACTTTGAACCCAGAGGATAGTTTATGGCACAGTTTACACTTTCAAATAATGCTTTTATAGCATCTAATAAAAGTATTTTTGATGTAAATATGATTGCATCTGAAGATGGTAATGTTATTTCAAACACTAATCCTCTTCCAATTAATCTTGTAGCTGGTGGAACAGTTTCTATTTCTGGCCCAATTAGTGTTACTGTCGGCAATGTTGGAATAATTCACAGCAATGGTACGCCTATTACAAATGCTGCACCATTAGATGTTAAACCAATTGCAAATAGTTCTGTATATGTAAACGGTGGAAATATTAATATTGGGAATTATCCACTTACACAGAATGTTTCATTTAGTAATCAGTCTGTTACAGTTGCTAATGGTTATATTAGTGTCAATAATCTTCCTGGAACACAAAACGTTTCATTCTCTAATCAATCAGTTACTATTTCTTCAGGAACAGTAAGTGTAAATAATCTTCCAACTACTCAGAATGTTTCATTCTCTAATCAAACAATAACTGTTTCTGGTGGAACTTTAAATGTTAGCAATTTCCCAGTTACACAAAATGTTTCATTCTCTAATCAAACAATAACTGTTTCTGGTGGAACTTTAAATGTTAGCAATTTTACAGTTACACAAAATGTATCTTTTGCTAATCAGTCAGTAACAGTTTCTGGAAATATTGCTGGAATTACAAATACTGTTACTGTATCAGTAAATAATTTTCCAACGACTCAAAATGTAAATGTAACATTTCCAACCACGCAAAATGTAGCTTTCTCTAATCAATCCATTACAGTTTCTGGTGGAAATATTAATATTGGCAATTATCCAGTTACACAGAATGTTTCTTTTTCTAATCAATCAGTGACAATTTCTTCTGGTACTATATCAGTAAATAGTTTTCCAGCTACACAGAATGTTCAAGTTCTTTCAAATACTAGCAACTATGTATATACACAATTTGCTCCAACTTGGTCATTAGATGCACTTAGTAAAGTTAGAACTTCAACTACATTAAATCAAAATTGGTATGTTCCAGTTATTGATGATGACACAAATTTTAGATGGTCACAAACACTGGCGGGCACTGCTGCAAATAGTACTTTTGTTTCTAATACAAATGAAATTATTTTACAAAGTGGACTGAGTGCAATTGGATCTGTGGCAAGACAAACTTATGAAAAATTTAAGATTATTCCAGGAACATCACATACAGTTTATACTACAGTAAACTTTACAGCTAATACTACAGAATCTGGTGTTACTCGCCGTACTGGAATGTTTAGTAATACAAATGGAATATTTTGGGAACAAGGTGGTGTTTCTGCAAATACATTAGCCGTCGTTGTAAGAAGAAGACAAGCAAATGGTAATGTTATCGAAGATAGAACTTATGCAAATGCATTTAGTGTTGATAAATTAGATGGTACAGGACCATCTGGATTTAATATTTTCAGTGCAGGATTAAACAAATATTATACTTTTTGGTTTGACTTTATTGGCGGTAGAACGGGACGTATTCGTTTTGGTATGGGTACTCCACTTGGTCCACAAATTTGCCATGTTCAAAGTTATACTGGTACTGTTAATACTACATTTATTACAAATAATTCTTTGCCATTGCGCCGTGAAATCTTTAATTCATCTTCGCAAACATCAACACCAACATTTGGAATGTCTGGTATTTCTTTTCAATCAGAAGCTCCAGCAGTATTTAATCCTTCACCAACCACAGCATATAATATTACACCATATACTCCAAATACTACATTGACACCAATTCTATCTATCGGTCTTCGTTCTGGAGAACCATATGTATTCAGTGATATATCTCCAGAACAACTTTTATTAGCTGATATTAATAACCAAGGAAAAAATAGTAGTCCCGGAACATTCTTATATGTACTTTTGTATAATGCAAATGTAAATGGTATTCCAGTATATTCTAATACAACTATTAGTGCAAATTGTGGTAGATCTTCTCAATATTGGGCCTGGCCAAATACAGCTACTGTATCAGGAGGTCTTCAAATATTCTCAGGCATTACTCAATCTGGAACTGGAGCATCTTCATTTCAAGCTTTGCCAACAACATATAATCTAGGATCAGATATAAATGGAAATCCGGCAACATTAACTTTAGCAGTACAGCAAGTAGCTGCTGGAGGTTCAGCTGCAGGATTAGTAGCAACATGGAATATAATTGAACAATTATAAATATAGTATGAATTAATCTTAGGAATATTCCATGGGCAGCTTAGTAGATCGTATCAAAATAAAACTACAGTTATCTAAAGGTGGAAAGAAGTCCATGTTAGGTTCTGAGTTAGATGATATTGAAATTAATCCATTTACTCGTGGAATTAAAGAAGAAGCTCAGCCTAAAGAAAAACATACTGTATTCACATTTGGTAGATTTAATCCTCCACATGCTGGTCATGAAAAATTAATCAATAAAGTAAAAGACGTTGCTGCTCAACATGGAGCAGATCATATGATTTTTACTTCTCATTCACATGATAGATCTAAAAATCCACTTCCGCATGATGAGAAAGTTGGATTTATGAAGAAGATTTTTCCTAATACAAATATTCATGATAGTTCAGAACATCCAATAAAGACTGCTTTAGATGCTGTTAAGCATTTAAGTAGAACTGGTACAACACATGCTACATTTGTTGTTGGTCAAGATCGTGTAGATGAATTCCATAATCTACTTCACAAATATAATAAGCACCCATCTGATCCTGATTTTGATCCTAATAAGCATTATCATATTCCACATCTTAATGTAATCTCAGCTGGACAAAGAGATCCTGATGCTGAAGACGTTACAGGCGCATCTGCTTCAAAGCAACGTGAGCATGCACAAAATAATAATTTTAAAGGCTTCCATGGTAATATGCCAGCAGGAACTTCACATGAAGATTCACGAGCTTTATTCCATGCTGTCCGTCATCATATGGGTATTCATGAAGCTTTTGTTCATTATGCACCAGCTACAACAAAAGTTAAAAGCGGTCTTTCGCCTGAAGCAGAACAACGTACTAAAGACTTTGCTGCTAAAGCTAAAGCAGATATTCAAGCTGCCCGCCGTGAAGATCAACATGGACGTAGAACTGCTAAGCCAGTTAAATATGATGTAAAGCCAACTAAAACGCCAGTTGCTCCAAAGTATATGCCAGCAAGTATGGCACAAAATCCATATGAAGAGCGTCAGTTTATAATTCGTTATAAGCGTGATAACATGGCTCCAGGTAAAAAGGCTTTTGATATTGGCTGTGATAAAGATCTTAATGATAAAGATGTTGATAATCAATTACCGCGTCGTCAAGGAATTAAACGCTTTAAAACGTTTGTTGAAGATGGGTATGATCCAGGTTCATCTATTACTATGCAAGGATCACAACAAGATCTTGGACCAAATGTACCTACAGTGAGAAAATTAAAAGGCCCTGTGTCATTAATGTTAAACCGTAGTAATGGTAAACCAGAGAAGGTAGGAAATGCCTAAACCCCTTAACGAGTTAGGAATGTTTAATGAACCATCCCTGGGAACATCTGATGAAAAACCTTCTGCTTTTGACTCAAGTCAAATCGCTTCTGCTGTTCCTTCTATCCAAATTCGACGTAAATCAAAAAAAGCAATAAAAGACTATAAAGTGGAGAACCCGATGGACGAAGAAAATAAACTGCTTACTTTCAAAGAGTTACAAGAAAAGCGTGGACTCTGGGATAACATTCATGCAAAGCGAGCGCGCATTAAGCATGGATCTGGAGAGCATATGCGTAAGCCGGGTTCCAAGGGTGCTCCTACTGCTGCAAACTTTAAGGCAGCTCAAGAAGAAGTTGATGCTGAAGGTGAAATGGCAGCAAATCAACTTTCAACTGCTGAACGTGCTGCCAAAACTCTTAAAGGTAAAATGAGTAAGAATACTCAATTGCCTGCATGGCTTCAAGCTAAAATTACCAAGGGTTCTGGTATGCTTGATGCTGCTTCTGATTATATGGCTAGTAAAGTTAAAGAAGAAATAGTATCTGAAGGTCCATTCTCTCAGGGGTATTTAAAAGCTACACAAAAGATGATAGATCAATCTAAGGCTGGTGGTGTTACATCAACTATTAGAGATAAAGATGAAAAGGGTACCTATACTCAAGTCACTAAAAATGGTGTACCCGGTCCTAAGGTATATGAAAGCATTCGTATGGGTCACAGAGGAATCAAACCTGTTGAAAAAGATCCAGGTAAGAAAGTAGCATTCAAGAAAGTCAATAGTGCTGATGCTTTCAAGGCTGCTCTTGCTAAAGCCCGTGCTAAGAAGATGGAAGAATCTGCCGAACAGATTGATGAACTATCTCCTCAATTCTATGCAGCTGCTGATCGTGGTGATAGTACAAAGCGCAATAAGCCAAAGCCAGCAAAGTTAAAGTTCTATAGTAAGCCAGCAATGCCTATCAATAATAAACCAGCTCCTGCAATGGAAGAAACACTTACTGAACGCGGTGCAGATTCAAAGGGGTACTTCAGATCTACTGAAGCTGGTGCAGGTCTGACTGCTAAAGGTGCTGCTCACTTCCGTAGACAAAATCCAGGCTCAAAGCTTTCGACAGCAGTAACTGAAAAGAATCCTAAGGGTAAGAGAGCTGCTCGTCGTAGATCTTTCTGTGCTAGAATGAGTGGAATGCCAGGTCCTATGAAGGATGAAAAGGGTAGACCAACTCGTAAGGCCATGTCACTTCGCCGTTGGAGATGCAGAACTTGAGTAATTTAATCGATGAAATGAAAGTCTTTGAAGCAAATGCATTTTGCTTTTATTTGAATCTTCACTACTTTCATTGGAATGTAGAAGGTCAAGACTTTTATCAATATCATAAGTTCTTTCAAGAGCTATATGAAGAAGTGCATGACTCTGTTGATAATATTGCAGAGCATATCCGCGCATTAGGTGCTTATGCTCCAGGTACAATAAAGCGTTTCATGGATTTATCTGAGTTAGAAGAAACAGAAAAGGTTCTTGATATCAAAGAAATGCTTAATGCGCTTATCAGTAATAATGATATAGTTATGGCATCAATTAAACGAGCTTTAAAAGAAGCATCTACTGCAAATGAACGCGGTGTAGAAAACTTTTTACAAGATCGTTTAGACAAGCATATGAAACATCAATGGATGTTAAAATCATCTAATAAATAAATAATAATAAATTTTAGGAGCTTAAAATGATCACTAAAGAAGAAATTGTTGTAGACATCGAAACACTTAGCACAGAAGAATTTGCTGAAAAATATAAGGACATCGATGTTCTTGCAATTCTCGATGAAGAAACTCTTGAAGAAGATGAAGCTCCAGTAAAGCGTGGTCGTGGTCGTCCAAAGGGTACAACAGGTATTCCTAAGCGTCGTGCAGGTGATTCAGAAGCTGAAAAGGCAGAACCACGTGGTATTACTCAGCAGTTAGGTCATGCTGCTGATAATCCAGAAGGTGCAAAGGTAAGATTTGCTTCTGGTGAAGTTCATCACGTTCGTCGCGCTGAAGCACATAAAGCTCTGCTTCATTTTGATAACGAGCATAATCAAAAGCCAGAAGCAAAGCGTAGATATCTTGCAAAGCTCGGTAAGAGCAAGGCTCATTTCTATGATGCTATGAAGACTGGTAAAGGCGATGAGCCAGCTGGTCCAAAGAAGATCTCGCTTGCTCGTGGTGCAACATATGATCCAGCAACACGTCAATACTCAAAAGAAGAAGTTGAAATCTTTGGTGAAGCCGTTGACATGCATGGCTGGAATAAGATCAGCTCGCATAAGGATCATACCGGCGAGATGTTCCACCTTCATAATAAGCCAGGTACTGATGAGCACGTATTAGTACATGCTGGTACTGGTGATATTCATCATGGCTTCCATGGTAAAACAAAGGATGTACATCACTTCCTGAAGAATTATAGCTTCAGCGATCTGCCACGTCCAACCAAGGAAGAAGCAGAACTTTCTCCAAAGCAAAAGAAGATTGCTGCCATGTCTCCTCCTGCAGATAAGATTGATGCTGGCGATTTAGCTAAGCTTCGTCAAGGCAAGAAGATGCATGAAAAGTATGAAGATTCTGAGGAAGACGACAAAGAAGATAAGAAGATGGAAAAGAAAACCGGAATGTCTCATGATGAATGGGAAGCTTCGGATGAAGATAAAGAAATGGATAAGAAGGCTGAGAAGAAAGACAACGATAAGAAGTCTGACAAGAAGGATGCTAAAGAAGATGTAAATCCTCGCGTCCCAGGCTTTACTCATGGTCTTGCTAGTACTATCCATGAAATTATGAGTAAGAATATTGACCTGAGAAGAATGGCTTCTGAAGAAGAGTTTAAGAATCGTAATAAATGATAGTAACTCTATCTCAAAAGGCCATGATTCTAGATTCTTCTAACACTGTGGTTAAACAACTGACTAATGGATCGACTAATAAAGTCATTATGGACCTAAGGCCGATCTTCTTTGTTAGAGATTCACAATCTATTATAAATAGTACTAATAACAAAGGAGATAACTAATGCCTTTATGGGGAAAATTAAATCAACAAAATAATGCTCCAAAGTCGACCACATTTGTTGTTGACCGTGTAGCTGGTAAGCGTCTGACTGGTACAGGTAATGTAGTAACCTCTTCAGCAGCTCGTCCTAATGATCTAAGCACTTTCAGTAATACAACTGTTGGTGCTTTTGAAGCATTAGAAGCAGTTGGAACATTTGGTGTTAATACTGCAGTTGTTCAATCAAGATATACTGCAACGGGTTCAAAGGGTATTTCTCCTGGTTGGATAAATGCTACTATTGGAACTGGCCCAGTAACATCGCTGACAGTTGTAACACCATCTGGATTATCTTATAGTAATACAGATAAGTTTGTTCTCAGCGGTGGAACATCAAATGCTACAGTTGCTATTACTACAAATACAACTGGCGGTATTGTTGCGACATCTGTAGTAAATGGTGGTGCAGGGTTTGCCAATGTTTCAGTAGTAACTTTAGCCATTGCTAATTCTACTGGTGGTGCTTCTGCTGGTTCCGGCGGTGATACAGCTTCAAATTATAAGCTGGCCCTTGGTGGTCGTGCAGGCCGTGTATTGTATGAAACTTTAGTGTTCATCAAGAATGGTGGCAAGGGAGTTACTGGCGGTACACAAAATCTTCCTTAATAGTATCGGATTGATCCATGCCAATAGTTGATATTTTAATAAATGATATTCCACGAACTACAAGTATATCAAATACTGATATTATAGTTGTTACTAATAATATTGATACACAACCAACAACTAATACTATCGAGTTTGGTGTATTTGCAAATGCTGTTGCTCATTATGCTGGTGCTGCAGCTGGGGCTTTAACTGCTAACGTTACTGTTACTGGAACAACTATAGGTGCAGTTAGTTCTGGTTATGTGTTTCCAGCGGGCATGACATTTCAGCAATTTGTAGAAGCTATTTCAATTTATATAGCTCCTCCAATTCCACCAACCTATACTGCACCTACACTATCTCTTGGATCAAGTCCATCGCCAGGCAATATTGAAGTTGGTACAACACAAAATATTGCTCTTACTGGAACATATACTCAACACGATGGTGGTGCGGCTGGAGCATATGTGCTCTATAAAAATTCTGCACAACTTTCTACATCAACTTCATATACTGATAGTTCAGTGCAAATTACAGAAACACCTATTACATATAATGCACACATTGCATACGCACAAGGTCCAGTAAAAACTGATACCCAAGGCAATGCAAATGCTACTGGTCAGATTCAAGCCGGTACAGCAACATCTGGTAATATTACATTTACTGGATCACGTAAAGCATTTTATGGAACATCGACGAATCCAGTTGTTCCTACAACAAATGCTGAGATTCGTGCTTTATCATCTACATTTAATGTTGGAGAAGGTGGAAATCCAAACTTTACAATTACAGTTCCAATTGGTGCGGCTGCAGTAATATTTGCATATCCTGCAACAGAACGAGATGTAACTTCTGTTAAATATGTAGAATATGCTTATAATGAAATTAAAGCTTCTTTTGACAAAACACTTGTAAATGTATCAGGTGCTAATGGGTATAGTCCAATATCATATAAGGTATATACATTCATTCCAGTTGAGCCATATTCACAAGTTGTAAATTATCAAGTGTTCATCTAATGACTCAACCTACATTATTACCAATAGTATTTCAAAGACAAATAGCATCTCCTCTTGATGTAGATACCGTATTTTCTAATACATTTAATCGTAATGCATACTTAACTAGTCCTAGAAGATATGCAGGACAAATTGTATCTGATCTAGAAGCTAATGCAATATTTGTTCTTGATAGTACTAGAACTACTTGGTTATCAGCGGGATCTGGTGGAAGTGGTTCTAGTACTCTACATGGATTAACTGATGTTAATGTAACTGAAGGTGTAGGCATCGATGGCCAATATCTGAAATATGATAATGCAACCGGGAAATGGGTAGCAAATACTGTATCTGCAACTGTAAACACGGGTAATATTACATTTAATAATACTACTATTTCCACTAGTTTGACTGGTGCAAATATAAATCTTTTGAATTCTACAGGAAATACCAATATAATTGGAACTTCTCCAGATTATCCATATGCAATAATGACTTCAATAACAGTCAATTCATCTGGATTATTTGTTGCTGTAGGATACGATAATAATACTTATTATCCACTATATGCTACATCAACTGATGGAATCACGTGGACTAATCCTGCATTAATGAATGGCAGTACTTCATATGCACTATTGACTTCAGTAACAGTAAACTCAGCCGGTTTGTTCGTTGCAATTGGATACGATAATAATACTTATCCATTATATGCCACTTCGTCTGATGGAACCGCATGGACTACTCCTGCATTAATGAATGATAGTACTTCATATGCACATATGCAATCAATAACAGTAAACTCAGCTGGTCTGTTCGTTGCAGTTGGTTTTAATAATAATAATTATCCATTATATGCCACTTCAGCAGATGGAACTGCATGGACTACTCCTGCATTAATGAATGGCAGTACTTCATATGCGCAAATGAATTCAGTAACAGTCAATTCATCTGGATTATTTATTGCTGTTGGCATTGGTAATAATGATTATCCATTATATGCCACTTCGTCTGATGGTAGTAATTGGACTACTCCTGCAGTAATGAATGGTAGCACTTCTCCTGTACTATTGACTTCAGTAACAGTCAATTCATCTGGATTATTTGTTGCTGTCGGACTTGATGGTAATAGTGGTTATCCATTATATGCCACTTCGTCTGATGGTAGTAATTGGACTACTCCTGCAGTAATGAATGGTAGCACTTCTATTGGATTTATGACTTCAGTAACAGTCAATTCATCTGGATTATTTATTGCTGTCGGATTTGGCCAAGTTGGTCCAGTATACGCTAAATCTTCTGATGGTAGTAATTGGACTACACCAGCATTAATCAATAGCACTACTGGTCCTATAGCTCTAACTTCAGTAACAGTCAATTCATCTGGATTATTTGTTGCAATTGGTGATGAGTTTTCCAATTTTTATCTAGGACATACTTCAACAACAGATGGTAGTACATGGTCTGCATTGACTTTTAATGTTACTCCTAGACTTCCTGCACAAGTTAATATAACAGCAGGTAATAATACTTGGCAGTTTACTAAATCTGGTAATATAAGTTTACCTCTTAATACATCAAGTATTAATTATCCAAATGGATATCCATATGGAGGAGTATCTACTCTTTCAGCTTTAACCGATGTTAATGTAGCTGAAAGTGCAGGCATCGATGGCCAATATCTAAAATATGATAACGCAACTAGTAAATGGATAGCTAATACAGTATTAGCAACTCATCCCATTGCATTTTTCTTCACTACTACACCCGGCGCAAATGAAACTTTATTAATTTATAATACAGTATCAAATATAGATATTCAAACAAACTTTAATGGATTTCAATGTTCAGTAGGAACTCCACCATCTGGAACATTTGTATTAAGTATATATAAAAATACAACACAAATAGGAACTATTACTATATTCTCTAATGGATATTCGCAAGGAAGCACTAGTGATTCTACAGTATTTGTTCCAGGCGATACACTTTTAGCTAATGTTAGTATATCAGATGCAGCAATACAAAATGTAGGTATTACTTTCAAAGGAATTACAGCATGATTATTTTTAAAGCACAGGTTATGGGAGATTAATACATGTCTACAATTTCTGCGCTTCCATTCTTTGGCGGTGAGCTTTCGACCTTTATTGCTTCAGATGGAAACACCTACGAAACAACTGATAGTACATATTTCAATTCATCATATTCGCGTTGTGCCATTGGGTGTTTGGGAGGCACGACCTTTGCCCGCTCGCCTAGCTGGCCTTCAGCCGCTGACTTCTGGATGCACGATGTGCTCTATTCGGGCAATTACAACGGTGGCGGAAGCCCTATTTTCATATTCTATAATGGAGCAACGGTCGTTGCGCAAATTGTAATGTCAGGAAGCAACCCAAGTTGCACCGCCTATACTCTCCAAAGCGGCTCCCTGACCTCTGTTGGTACGTTTCATATTGAACTTCAACTTCTGAACACCCTTGACATTCACATTGTAGCTGGCGGGAGTGGGAGTTTTACGGTCTATGTCGCCGGAGCGCAGCTTTTCACTTCAACGGGCCTTAATCATTCTGGATGGAGCGGCATCACAAGTCTGGTTTTCAGCGGCTGGAACGGTCAATATGGTAATGCGGTTGATACCAACCACTCACAAGTAATTTGCGACACGACCTCAACCATTGGCCGTATTTTAGTTACAGATAGATTTGATACTGAAAGTGCAACAAATAATGGATGGACTGGTGTAGGTACAACTAAAGTAGGCGATATGTCAGCCATTCCTCTCAATGATGCAAATTATATGTATGCCGCTTCAGCTGATCTTACTGATACATTTTATCAAAGTACACTTAACCTTAGTTCTTATAATGTACTTGCTCGTGGTGTAGCTGCAAGAGCTCGTGTTCAAGGGGCCGGGCCAGCAAACATTAAACTTTGTCTTTGTTTGGGTGGAACAAATTATGTAAGTACTGCAATTTCGCTTTCAGCCGGATATGATTCATATTTTAATTCGTGGACCGTGGATCCCGCCACATCATCTGCTTGGACATCATCTGCAGCTGCTGCTATTGAACTTGGAGTACAAAGCTCGACATGACCGGTCTTCTTCTTAATCGCGTTGAAGTTTCAACAGCCACAACTGGTACTGGAACAGTTACCCTTGGTTCAGCAGTATCACCATATCAAAGCTGGTCAGCTGCAGGAGCAGTAGTAGGACAATCTTATAGCTATCTTATTCAAGATGGTACAGCTTGGGAAATTGGAGTTGGAGTTTATGATGGAACTACAATAACAAGACCTGGTCCAGGAACTGATCAATATTTTCAAAGCTCTACTGGTTCTTTGCTTTCTTTAACAGGTTCAGCAACAATTGCTTGTGCAGCTAATAAAGATAATTTTACCGGTGGCGGTGGATATACAGCTACATCTACTAATGTACCACCTCAAATACGCGGTTACTCCTATGTTAGCGGATCCACAAATAGTTTTGATGTACCTTTCCCAACTGGAACTGTTGCAGGAGATTTTGCAATTCTAAATGGAGCGGGTGGGTATGGTCCATCGGGGCCTCCATCTGGTTGGACCTCACTGAAAAGTTCCAGTGCTTCTGGAATTCAGGGCGCAACTTTCAGCAAGATACTTACCTCGGATGATATTACAGCAGGGCATGTAACAGTTATTTTTAATAATTCTTATAATGCCATCTGTCAAATGGTTACGCTTCAGGGTACTGCAACTATTCGCAACACACAAGGAAATGCTGATGGCAGCACAACACTTACAAGTGCAAGCAGCGTGCAGGTTAATGATATAGGAATTCATTTTGCCACAGTTCGCGGAGGAAATATTACTTCTGTTACACCTGGAACAGTTCAACAGACTAATATATTTTCTGATATCAAGGCGGCAACCTATACCTCTGTGGTTGGCTCGGCAGGTGCTCAATCTGTTGTTTATACTGTGTCAGGCGACTATTATATATGTTCGGTTTTTGTAGATAATGTTGCCGGTGCATATACAATTACAGGTGAGACTGAAACTATTTCTTCTGGTGCACCAACAATTAGCGGCCAGGTAGGTGATCGTTATTTTGATACAAATACATCTCCATTTACTTCTTACATATATTATAATGGAACTTGGAATAGATTCAATTGATTTTTATATTATAAATATGAAATAATTTTAAAAGCTGGATAATCAATGATAAAAGCTAATGCATATTTTATGATGGACAAATAAATGCCAGGATTTGGACCAGTTGCATCAGGACCAGTAGGAACAGTTTCTTCTCAAAATCCTTTATCTACTGATAATCAGCAGGTAACTTCAATTACTGGTTATACCCAAATTGGAGCTCCTGATGCTACACAACAGGTAACTTCAATTACTAGTTATACCCAAATTGGAGCTCCTGATGCTACACAACAGATTATGTCCATTACTGGTTATACAATGATTCAGCTGCCTTTATCTCCAACAAATAGAAGAAGACAGATTGTCAATACATAATAAATAAAATATATTAATTATTGGATAAGTATTCATGACTCAACCTACATTATTTCCATTAGTATTTCAAAGACAGTTAGCACAACCAGTCGATGTAGATCAAGTTTTTGCAAATACCTTTGTTCGCAATTCATACTTGTCTCATGCAAGAAGATATCCTGGTCAAATTGTATCTGACTTAGAAGCTAATGCAGCATTTATTCTTGATAGTACTGGAACAACCTGGATACCAATTGGAATTCCTACTGTTACACCTACACCACAGCAAGTATATGCACCACAAGTTGTGCAATCTATTATGGGTGGAACTACTAATAGCTCTCAATTAGTTGGAACTTTTCCTAATCCATTGACACCAGGTAATTATATTATTGCTCTTTGGTCTTCATATACAAATTCATATAATGCAAATGGAAATGGATTTACATCTATTTTAACTCAAGGTGAAGCCGCTGATAATCTTATAGTTAATTATAAAAAAATTCAGTCAGGTGATAGTCAAACTCAGCAGTGCGGTACTGTTGCTGCATCATCTGGTATATTTGCAATGTTTGAAGTGTCAGGATTTAGTACTCCTCCTTCAATAGATGTTTCTAAATTAGTACAAATAAATTCAACTACTAATCACACAGAATCTACTACGGCAACAACATCTTATGATCTTGCATTAGTACTTTCATATTCTACATCTACAGGTACAGGATTAATTCCAGATCCTACTTGGACAGTAGATCAAACAATAGTAAATGCTTCAGGACGTGATGGTTGGGCTGGGCATAAAGTATATCCAACTATAGGATCAACAATCAGTGAAACTACAACATTTACTTCTTCTGTAACAAATGAAGTTATTCTTATTGGAATAAAATCTGCACCAACTCCACAAGGTACATTATTTGGAACAGGTTCTCCAACACTGCCTGGTACTCAAGGGTTATTATATTTTGATACAAGCACAACAACATTTACTTCTTATGTGTATTATAATGGCTCTTGGAACAGATTCAATTAATTTATAAATATTTAACAACTTTCAAGCTGGATAACCATGACAACACATCCTGATATAAAAATTAGTTCATTACCTGAAGCTACAGTTTTAAGTAATAATGATATTTTTTTAGTTATACGTAATCCTAATACGTATCCAACTTCAAATATTGTTACTGTGAATACAATTATTCAAACTGTAAATGCCAGTATAACTCATTCTACACCTAAAGCTAATACTACATCTTTAGGTGTAATTAAAGTTGGATCCGGTCTTAGCATAGCTAATGATGGTACTCTTTCAAGTAATTCAGCTAAAAATATTCAACATATTACAATGGTTGCAAATACACCATTTGTTCCAAATATGTCAGTTGATGTTTATTATATTACATCTGATGGAACTGGAGTCAATAATAGTATAACCATTCCAGCTTGGAACTATGTATCTAATACACATCTTAATGGATATGCTGACCCAGTTAATGCGGGCCACACTACATTGTTTGTCTATGAACATCAAGCAAACAATGAATATATTGAAATTACAACACAAGATGAAAGCCCATTTTATGATTTAAGTCAAGGTGCTGGATATTATCCATCATCTAAAATTCAAAGAGTAGAATTATATTCAGTAGGTTCCGGATTTAAGGTAGTTAATAATTATGATGAATGGGGTTGCTATTCTGGTGAAACAGATGGTGATTATAATTTAATTCCTCAAGGTGGCCAAACTGTACAGTTTGGAACATATGATTCAGATCATCCAGATGACGGCGATGGTATCAGTGTAGCTTTAGTTGCTGGAGATCAAAACAAAGATAATACTAACGGTGGAACTATTAATATTACTGCTGGAAGTGGATATGCTAATGTAAATTCACATGGTGGATCTATTGATATTCAAGCAGGAGCTTCTGGAAATAGTATTGCTGGTACTGTTTATATAAATGCTGGTGCAACATACAGTGGCACTCCTGGAGAAGTCATAATCAATGGCGGTTTAGGTGTTGGTCCAAATGGTGGTAATGTTTCTATTTTAGGTGGAAATAGTGTTAACTCAAATGGTGGATCTGTAATACTTAGACCCGGTTCTGGTGATAATTTGCCCGGTAATATTATCTTAGAAACTTTACCAACAAATGATCCAGGAATTACTAATGCACTTTGGAATTCTGATAATACTGTTGTTCTGAGTGGATATGCTGGATCTGCAGGCGGAAAAAGAGTAGCATCTCTTACTACTAATTCTGCTTCATCAATCGAAGTCGGTATGAATTATGATGTTTATAATATTACATCAGATGGATCTGGTCAACCACAAGTTATAGTTATTCCAACATATAGTTCAAGCGGTAATACTTATAATGCTGGTGATAAAACAATATTCATTATGCAAAATAAAGTTAATGCAAATGATGAAGTACAAATTCAATTTGCTGATACTAATATATCTCTTACTACTTTAAGTGGATTTTTTCCATTTTCAAATATAAATCAAATTTCCTTTACTCAAAATGGTCAAGGCATTGTTTTGGTTAATGGATTTAATGAATGGCTATATTCACCAGAGCTCGCAGATAGCATAAATTCATCAACACAGCCTGACATTTATATGATACCGCAGATGTCTCCACCTGGAGTACTTTCATATATGCCATCAAATGTTATTGATGCAAATGGAAATGCTCTTTCTGCTGCAGCCACATGGGTCATTTCAGCAGGTCAAGATAATAGTACCAATTCTGCATCAAGTAATACCGGTGGTGGTGAAATTTATATCATAGGAGGATACGCTTATGGTTATGGTGCAGGTGGTTCTATCAATTTAGAAGCAGGACAATCTGATCAAAATAATGGTGGATCAGTTTATCTAAATGCAGGTAATGGTCCAAATGCTGTTGGTGGAGAAATTCAATTAGCTGCTGGAGCAGGCAGTTCAGGCGGTGGTGGTATTACTTTATCCTCTGGTGTATCTGCTGATTATCATGGCGGCGGCATCACTTTAAACTCTGGTAATGGTGGCCGCGGCGGCGGTGATATTAATATTATTGTAGGAAATAGAACAAGTTCTGATACTTTACAATTAGATGTTGGCCAAATCAATGTATTTGCTGGGCCTAATTCTAATGGAATTGGTGGGCATATTAATATTTTTGCTGGTAATACTACAGGAGATTATGCAGCTGGTACATTAACACTTAGTGGTGGTCAAAGTACTGCAGTAGGTGGAGATGTAATTATTCAAGGTGGGCCAGGAGTATCTGGAGGAAGTAATGGACACGTCTATATAAACAATCTTCCAACTGTTGATCCAAATCAGACTAATGCTTTATGGAATAATAATAATAATCTCGTATTAAGTGGATATGCAGATGGCGTTTATTCTGCACCATTTAATTCTCCAGATTCAACTGTTATTGATACTGGCAATACTCCTTATCCTGGTGTCCGCTTCAGATTTGTTGCAGGTGTTGTTCAAGTTGCTGGACCAGATAGTTCAACATTAAGTGTATTTGGATGGACTGGCTCTCTTACTTATGCTAATGGTGTTATTACTGGATTTGGTGGATCTGGTCAATCACCTGCTCAAAATGCCTACTTAAGTTTAAATCCTAGTAATCCATTTGTTTCAGCTGGAGACACAGTTGTAATAAACATAACTGATTATCAATACGGTTATATGTATCGCGTTACCGCAATGGGATCTCCAACTAACAGTAATCATGGCACAATGTCTGTAGAAAAACTCTTATAAAGGAAAATAAAATGTCAACTACTCCAGAACTACACGTATTTCAGACTGTTCCTAATAAAATTATTATTCGTCCAAGATATGAAGGCGTAATTCAAATACTCAATGCTGCAAACACTGTAGTATATCAAGGTGTATGTCCGCAAGGTCCACAAGATATTCCACCATCACAGCATAATACATCATTTACAATTACTGTTATTTCTTAATATCATGCATGATTGAGATTATTACTGAAAGCAATTTTATATTTTATTGCTATAAACATTATGCAAATCCACAGTGTTTTGATGATAAAGAATTTGTTGAGGACTTGAGCAGAATCAAGTATATCAAAAGACTCTTTAATAAATATAAAGAGACTGGTGAATTGAAAGAACGATTAATTCTTAATCACATCGTGATTTTGAATAACGTTTTTGGTCCAATACATACTAGTAGAATATTGCTCTTTAAGCTCAAGGGTTTCTATCCTGAGCTTAAAGCTTTTCTTGAGTTTCTTGGTTATATTCCAAATAAAATAAATAATATAGAGTTTGCAGACTACGATGCAGTAGAAACAAACCAGTATATTTTGGAAAAATTAAAAACCATATAGGAACATTCCATGCTAGAGTTTAAACTTTTTATAGCTATTCAAGAAGACGGCGGCGGAGCTGCTGGTGGTCTTGGTGGAGGTGCTCCTACAACTACAACTGCTGGTATTGGAAGCATCGTAGATAGATCTGGTAAAGTTCAGAGCCCACCAATGTTTAGAAAGAAAAAGCGTTTTAAAGTTGGTATGACTGGTTCTAGTAAAACAGATCTTGCTTCAAAAGTAAAAGCTCCTAGATCTACAGGAAACTTAATGAATAGACGTGGAATTAAGTTTATGAATAGAAGAGGCAATCAATATGTTTAATTTTATTAGAGGAATTCTTTCGCACGCATTAGCTTCGGTAATACTTGGAGCTTTTAGTGCAATTCTTCCTATGATGATTATAGTATTTTTAGCATATCAAAATGGATATACTAAGGGTATTGCCGTAGGCGATCAAAAGATTTCTCAAATTACATTAGATTGGCAAAGCAAATACAATAAACTTTTACAAGAGAATCAAAATATTAGTAATCATGTAATTACTAAATATATTACTCAGACAAAAGTTATAACACAAAAAGAGTATATCAATGAAAACAATGCTAACAATCTCAATGATACTCACCTGCTGTCTAATGGCTGGGTGTACATCCACAATTCAGCTGCCACCGACAGCGCTTCCGACTCCACCAGAGCTTCTGATGAAACCGCCTCAACAGTTACAAACAGTCAAGCCCTTGGTACAATCGTCGATAACTACTCCATCTGTTACCAAAACGCAGCCCAATTAAAAGCACTACAAGATTGGATAAATAAAGTTCGATCAGTAGATAATACAACACTTAAAAAATAAGAGGATACCGTGGCAGAAGACGATAAAACAGTAGAAACTCGTTTAGCTCTTTTAGAAAAAGAGATCTCACAAGTTTCAGGTCTATTTGATAGACTTGATACGACTATTGAAAAGCTGTCTGATGTATCTAGTACAATTAAGCAATTACTGGCCGTGCACGAAACAAAAATTAATACACATGATGATATACACAAAGATGTATATAAAGAAATTGATAAGACAAATGATCTAATCAATACTAAAATGGCAACAATGGAAACTAATGTTAAGAAAGACATTGAAGATCTTACAAAAGAAATTAAAGGTCTTCGTGCAGAGCATATTGATGCATTAGAAAAGCTATCAAAAAGAACACGCACAATTGAGAATTGGCGTTGGACTATTTTAGGCGGCGTTGCTATTATTTCTTGGTTATTATCGGTGTTTGTTACTCCTTTTGTAATGATGAAACACTAAAATAGTAGTTTACATTTTATCTAGACTATAGTATAATGTACTATATAATAGAAGGTAAACTACTATGTCTCTTTGGATCGATGTAAAATACGCTAATCTTGTTTCCGTGAAGCTTGATCGCTTCAAGGTAAAATCTCATAACCCATATCAAGCTAACTTTCGGTGTCCAATTTGTGGTGACTCAAAAAAGAGTCAGCTCAAAGCTCGTGGCTTTTTCTTTCAAAAACAAGATTCTATCATTTATCATTGTCATAATTGTGGAGCGGGCAGAAACATTGCATCCTTTCTTCGTGATATTGCACCGGAATATTATCAAGATTATAATCAAGAAGTATTCCTTGAAAAGGATAAGCCGCCGGTTGAAAAGAAAGAACCCGCTTTCAAGCATCCTAATCATATGCGCGCAGGGTCACCGTTACTTAAGCTCAAAAAGATCTCGCAACTAAAGTGGGATCATCCTGCTAAGCAATATGTTGTCGATAGAAAAATTCCTCCTGAAGCACACAGCCGACTTTTCTATTGTTCTAAGTTTGCAACTTGGACTAATACTATTATTCCAAATAAGCTTAAGACCGATAAGGATTCTCCACGGCTTGTAATTCCTTTTCTTGATAAGAATGAAAAGCTGATTGGTTATCAAGGTCGAAGCTTTGATCCAAATGATAAACTTAGATATATTTCAATTATGCTTCAAGATGAGATTAAAGTCTTTGGTCTTGATAAAGCAGATCTGACTAAAAAGCATTATATTGTTGAAGGTCCTATTGATTCTTTATTTCTTCCTAACTGTATTTCTATGGCCGGGGCGGATATAAATATTGATGTAGTCAACGAGCACTCTGTGTTTGTTTATGATAATGAACCTCGTAATGCAGAGATTGTAAAAAGGATTGGTCAAGTTGCACAAAAGTATAAAGTATGTATTTGGCCAAATGACTTAAAATACAAAGATATTAATGATATGATTCTTGGTGGAATGACACCACAAGAAGTACAAAGGATTATTGACTCTTGTACTTATGAAGGTATTTTGGCACAACTAAAATTTAATGAATGGAAGAAAATATGAATGAAGTAAATCTTATCGGACTAACAAAGCCAACTGCATACTCAGAATGTTATACTGCACAAGAGCTCGTTGCGTATGCTGCAAGAGTATCTAATCCAGCAAATCAAAATAATACTAAGACCGCCGGTAAGCTCGTCAAGTATCTCGTAGAAAATGAACATTGGTCACCATTGGAAATGGTTCATATGGTTGTAGAGATCAAGACTACTAGAGATATTTCTCGTCAGATCCTAAGACACCGTTCATTTTCATTCCAAGAATTTAGTCAGCGTTATGCAGTATCAGAAAACTTTGTAACCCGAGAAGCTCGTTTACAAGATACAAAGAACCGTCAGAATTCTATTGAGACAGATGATCGCCGTCTTCAAGAAGAATGGAATTATTTCCAACTGAAGGCAAAGAATGAAGCAATGTCTTCTTATAAGTGGGCCTTGGATCATGGTATTGCTAAAGAACAAGCTCGTGCAGTACTGCCAGAAGGTATGACTGAGACCACTCTGTATATGAGTGGAACCCTTCGTAGTTGGATTCATTACTGCACATTACGTATGGGTAATGGTACTCAAAAGGAACACCGTGAAGTAGCTATTAAGTGTTGGGATATTATCGGCACTCATTTCCCTGATATTGTAAAGGCATTAGAAGAATGACAATTAACGTTATAAAGAGAGATGGATCTAAGCAACCTCTTGATCTACAAAAGTTTCATAGAATCACATCGTTTGCATGTGAAGGTTTAACCGGCGTATCTGTATCAGATCTCGAAATTAAAACGAGAATTCAATTTTATAATAATATCAAGTCTACTGATATTCAAGAAACTCTTATTAAGGCTGCTGCAGATCTTATTTCTGAAGAAAGCCCTAATTATCAATATGTTGCTGGTCGTCTTATCAATTATCATCTTCGTAAAGAAGTGTATGATAATTATACTCCTCCGCATCTATTGACTCATTATATTAAAGTCAAGTCTCTTGGTTATTATGATGAAGCATTGGGAACAGCCTATACACAAGAAGAATGGTATGAGCTCGAAGAATATATAGATCATGAACGTGATAAGCTTCTTACCTATGCAGCCATGGAACAATTCCGTGGTAAGTATCTTGTAAAGAATCGAGTTACCGGAAAGTTTTATGAAACTCCGCAAATGGCATTTATGCTTATTGCAATGACTTTGTTTTCTAATTATGAAAAAGATAAAATTAAATGGGTAAAGGAATTATATGATGCTATATCTACTTTTGACGTGTCTCTGCCTACTCCTATCATGGCTGGTGTTAGAACTCCGCAAAGACAATTTTCGTCCTGCGTTCTCATTGAGACGGATGACTCGCTGGACTCGATCAACGCGACCGCTTCGGCGATTGTTAAATACGTCAGTCAAAAAGCTGGTATCGGTATTGGCGCTGGTCGTATTAGGGCTATTAATAGTGCCATTCGTAATGGTGACGCTAGTCATACTGGAGTTATACCTTTTTATAAGTATTTTCAAAGTGCTGTTAAGTCCTGCTCACAAGGCGGGGTCCGCGGCGGAGCTGCTACGCTCTATTTCCCAATCTGGCACCTCGAAATAGAGGATATGCTTGTCCTTAAGAATAATAAGGGCACAGAAGATAATCGTATTCGCCATCTAGATTATGGTGTACAATTTAATAAGGTGATGTATGAGCGACTCATTAACAACGGAAATATCACTTTATTCTCCCCAGCAGACGTCCCTGATTTGTATGAAGCCTTTTTTACATCAGACACAGACAACTTCAGAAAGCTTTATGAATCTGCAGAACGCAATCCAAAGCTACGAAAGAAGTCGGTTCCTGCAATCGAGCTTTTTTCGGCATTCATGCAGGAACGGAAGGATACTGGACGTATATATCTGATGAATGTTGACCTTGCAAATGAGCACGGCTCCTTCATTGAAAATAATGCTAAGATTTACCAATCAAATCTTTGTTGCGAAATTAATCTTCCTACAAAACCATTGAAGGATATTAATGATGAAGAAGGTGAAATTAGTCTTTGTACATTAGCTGCAATTAATTGGGGCAAGATTAAGAAGCCGGCTGATTTTGAAAAGCCATGTACTATTGCTGTTCGTGCTCTTGATGCTCTATTGGATTATCAAAGCTATCCAGTGAAAGCGGCTGAACGTTCTACTATGGATCGCCGACCTCTTGGTGTGGGTATTATCAACTTTGCTTATTGGCTTGCAAAGAATGATACCAATTATTCTAATCCAAATCTTGATCTTGTTCATGAATATGCTGAAGCATGGTCATACTATCTTATCAAAGCAAGTGTTGATCTTGCTTTTGAACAAGGAGCTTGCTTAAAGACTCAAGATACTAAATACAGTCAAGGTATTCTTCCTATTGATACTTATAAAAAAGATGTTGACCAATTAGTAAATCCAGTATATAATATGGACTGGGATTATGTTCGTCGTTATGCAACATCATATGGTATTCGTAATTCTACATTGATGGCTTTGATGCCGGCTGAAACGTCGGCTCAGATTAGTAATTCGACTAATGGTATTGAACCACCTCGTAGTCTTGTTTCTATTAAGCAATCAAAGGATGGAATACTTAAACAAGTTGTACCAAACATTGCTAAGTTAAAGAATAAGTATGAACTTCTTCCAGATCAAACTTCACCAGAAGGTTATCTGAAGATTATGGCAGTACTACAAAAGTTTATTGACCAAGGTATTTCTGTTAATACTACATATAATCCTAAGTTTTATCCTGAGGAAAAGATTCCTCTTTCTGAAATGATTAAGCATTTGTTATTGTTTTATAAGTACGGTGGTAAGCAATTATATTATCTCAATACATTCGATGGCTCTGGTGAAATTGATGTTCAACCAGAAAAGAAACTAGAAGCCGGAGAAACAGATAATGTGGATTGTGAATCTTGCAAGTTATAATTTAAGGAAAAAATATGTCAGTTTTTAATCTCGATAGTAATTCATTGGATAATACTATATTCTTTGGACAGCCATTGAATATTGCTCGTTATGATAAGCAAAAATATCCTTTCTTTGAAAAGCTAACTGAGAAGCATATGGGATTCTTTTGGAGACCAGAAGAAGTAGATCTATCACGTGACTCAAAAGACTTCAAGGGTCTATTGGATCATGAGAAGCATATCTTTACAGCTAACCTGAAGCGTCAAATTATTCTTGATTCTGTTCAGGGACGCGCTCCATCTATAGCATTCCTTCCCATTTGCAGTCTTCCAGAGATTGAAAACTGGATTCAGACTTGGACTTTCTTTGAGACTATCCACAGTCGTTCATATACTCATATCATTCGTAATATCTATTCTGATCCATCAAAGGTCTTTGATGAAGTTCTTGATATTGAAGAGATCGTGGATTGTGCTAAAGACATCAGTAAGTATTATGATGCACTTATTGAAGAAAACAATTCTTCAAAATTAATAGGCACATATAATTACGCAGCTATGAATTATGGTGGAACATATAACCATAAGAAAGCTCTATGGCTCTGCCTCAATGCAGTCAATGCGCTAGAGGGCATTCGTTTTTATGTATCGTTTGCTTGCTCATGGGCATTTGCTGAAGTAAAGAAGATGGAAGGTAATGCAAAAATCATCAAGCTTATTGCTCGTGATGAGAATATCCATCTTGCATCAACTCAGCAACTCATTAAGCTTCTTCCTAAAGAAGATCCAGATTTTGCAGTTATTAAAGAAGAATGCGCAAAAGAGGTTGAAAATATCTTCCGTGAGGTTATCAATCAAGAAAAGGCTTGGGCAAAATATCTTTTCTATAGTGGATCAATGATTGGTCTTAACTATGAATTGCTTTGTGATTATGTAGACTGGATTGCTGCTCGTCGTATGAAGTCTGTGGATGTATCTACTAATAAGATCAATAAGATTACTAGTAATCCTCTTCCTTGGACTCAAAAGTGGATCTCGGGCATTGATGTACAGGTTGCTCCACAAGAAACTGAGATCACCTCTTATATTGTTGGCGGAATAAATAAAGATGTAACTGCAGATACATTTACAGGCTTTTCTCTATAATGCTTTTACAGCTCAATCCACCAATTCCTGTTACTACTCCTAAAGGTAAAGCTTTAGCACATATATTAATAGATTATGGAATTGAGCATGATCTTATCTGGGTTTGCTTCAATGATTTAGACGGTGAATGCTGGTCATGGAGCAATAAGGATATAAGAATTCAAAAGAACACCACATTAGGTAGAATTTTCAAGTAATAATTCTAGTGATAAATAACAGGAGTAGTTAGTGCTACTCCTGTTACAACCATCATTGGAGTTATAATATATGAAAGTTGAAAACTGGATTGTGTGTCAGACCTGCGATGCAGAATATAAAGTCGTCAGTTCTATTTCAAATGAATTAAATGAAAGCTATTGCCCATTCTGTGGTTCTGAAGTTCAGCAAGAAGAGTCTGACTTAGAAGAATACGAAGAATAAAGTGGAATGGTTATATAATGGTGAACCATACACTGAAGCAGATTCTGCCATGTATGGATTCATATATAGAATTACTCATATACCTACCAATAAGCAATACATCGGTAGAAAATATTTTACCTCTGCAGGATCCAAAGTCGTAAAGGGCAAAAGAAAAAAGATCAGAAAAGATTCTGACTGGAAAGACTATTGGGGTTCTTCAAAATATCTTCTTGCTGATATAGAAAAATTTGGTAAAGACCAATTCAAACGGGAAATTGTAAAGCTGTGTAAGAACAGAACTGAATGTTCTTACTATGAGACTAAACTTATCTTTGAAGAAGATGCTATTTTAAGAGACGATAGGTATAACCACTGGGTCTCTTGTAAAATTACAGAAATGCATGTAAAATCCATAAAAAAATAGCATTTTGTTATGTACAATAAATTATTTTTGGTATATAATAAGATAGTACTGGTTGATATGGAGGATGAAATGGATTTAATGTTGTTTGATTTTCCTACCGAAAAGGATGGAATCCATCGTGTAGAAGAAAAGCTTTGCGAGCTTCTGCGTAAGTACCGCGAAGAAAATATAAAGCTTGATCCTATTGAACTCGATTATATGGACTGGGCAAATAGCTTCATCAATGAATACAGGTCAAATAATGTTTATTAATAATGGTACTCAAGGCTTTCACTTCAGTGATAAAGGAATCAAGATCATTGAAGAAAGATATAATGCAAAGTATATGGGTTATTGGTGTACTAATCATGGTGGCCGTTGGCAAGAAATGCCTGTAGACGTTTTCTATGTAGAGAACCCAGATACTTCTAAGGGTCATACTAATTTCTTTGGTATGTTCCGTAAGGGAGAGAATGTTCTCATCACTGATGCATCTTCATGCTTTGCTGAACCTATTACCGGTGTTCTTACTGATACTGGTGAAGTGGTCGTGTCACGTTATCGTCATGATTATCGTGCATCCGGTGGTGGAGCTATTGATGGCGGCCGCGATTATCTTAAGCTTGTTGGTGAAGCAGTATATTATCCAAAGGTGCGTGTTACCGTTGAATCCGGTGAATTTAATTTTGAAGTACTAGAACACGCATAAAAAAAGGGGGAGACCTTTCGATCTCCCCCAAGTACTTCTGATTTTATTTTTATTATTACAGAAGATTTTGTACTTGAACTCTGCGGTAGTATACGTTCGAGCCCTGCAGAAGAGCACCTGGTGTATAACCCTGTGAGTTGTTTCCGAAGGCGAATGGATTTGCAACGACGCCGTAACGTGTCTTGAATCCAATCTTTGGCTGGAAGGTGTCTTGACCAACAGCACGTACCATTTGCAGAGGTACGTATGGGCAATAGAATAGACCGGCGTCGAATGCCGATGCACCCTTATAACCTACTGTGATATAGTTACCAGCAGCATATGGGTCTACATACACTCTCATGCGTCCGTTAAGAACACCAGCGAATGTATTACCTGTGTCATCAACTTGCAGATTATTGCTGTTGAGTGCTGGAGCATAATCCAGAACACCTGCCATTTGAAGAGCAGAAGCAACATCCGAAGAACAGATGATCAGGTTACCCTTACCACGACGTGTATTCTTTGCAATGTAATTTGCTTCACGTTCAATCTGGAACATCAGACCCTTGAACTTCTCAACTGACCAACGTCCGTTTGAGTCTACGTCAAGGTCGAATACACCAGCTGTGGTTGTTTCAATAGCACCAGCAACGGCTGTGAGGTTTACTGTACGAACGATTTCACGATTGATTTCCGAAAGGATTTCAGCCGAAAGAATTGTCGACAGTTCGGTCTCAGCGTCCAGACCATGAATTGCCTTCAGGTCTTGTGCCAGTTCCATTGAATACTCGGCCTTCAGAGCACGCGATTGTGCCTGAACGGTTACCTTGTCGATCGAGAACGACATTTGACGGAAGTCTTGGTTATATGCAGTTGAACCCAGAGCTTCAGCATACGATGTTGGCATACCACCAGCAAAGTTATACTGTTGCGAGTTACCGGAAACAACGTTATTACCAGTCTTCAGTGTACCGTCGTACAGACCGCCGAGATTGTTGTTAGCATAACCAACAAGCGAAGTATTACCAGCAAGAGCAGCATTTGCACCACCTGGGAATGTCGACTGTCCGGTATTTGCTTCATTGTAGAATGCGTTGGCACCCGACTGCGAGTCGTACTGAGGACGCAGAGCAAAGATCAGACCTGTTGGTCCGGTCATTGGCTGAACGCCGCAGATGTCATAAGCGATCAGGTTTGGCATCGAACGACGAACCAGCGAAATAAGTACTGGATCGTAGTTATTAACACCACCGATACCTGTTGCTGGAGCAGCACCAGAATACTCGAGAAGAGCTTGTTGACCACCAAAACCACCGGTCTGAGACATGTCTCTTTCAGTGTTTTCCAGCAGCTGAGCAATTGTAGCACGCTTGTGGGCGTCCTTAATTGGCTCTAAATCAGGATGCTCAATTAATGGCTTCCACTTTTTTTGAATTTCTTCGTTAAGAAACATGTTTTATATCTCCCTTGTTGATAGGTTATTTATATTTATATTATCTTATTTCTTGACAGTCTTAGATATGGCTTGTACATAAGCAGCCATAGGTCCTGTAGTAGGAACATGATCGGCATCGCCATCATCTTCTACAGTTTCTTCAGTTAATGAAGAAGCGTTGGATGTTGATCTGTTTGATGGAAAATATGTTTCTCTGATGACATGAAGCTTTCTTTCAAAGTCAGCTGGAGATTCATAAGTTACACCTTCTGCTAGGACGGCAAGCTTTTCGGCTTGTGTCTTTGCAAGGCCTTCACACATTGAATTGAAAATGGAGTCGACTTGTGAGTCTTCATTTTCTCTTTCAAGTTCCATAGTCTTTTCAATTTGTTCATTAAGAGCTGTTTCCAACTCTTCAATCTTTTCAACCATTTCAGCCATAACATCTACATTTGTATCCGATACGTCAACGTAGTTGGCTTCAAATACTTGCTTAAGATTAAGCATGAATTCTTCAGCCATTTCAGTTTTAATACCAGATTCAATTGCCACTTCATTCTCTTCAACCCATTCTGCGACGGCATAAGAGAGATAATTATTAACATGTTCTACAATTTCGGAACGAATTTCTTCAACAGCTTCAGTTAAACGAGAATTAAATTCTTCTTCTAACTTAGCTGATTCTGCAATAATACGTGCGTTTACAGCAGCTTCAAATACAATAGTTGCTTTTTCCATTAGCTCTTCTGAGAGCTCATCACCGTCAAACATAGTGTCAATATCTTCCTTAGCGGTATATGGCTTTACGGAAGTTGGTGAAGTATAAATTGGTGAATTTTCACCGTTACCTAGAGCAACCGAGTGAGCATAAGGAGCAGAACCACCGGCATCAGCAGGGTCGCCGTTTGGGTTCATACCCTTAGCATCCGAAGGAGAAGTATGTACTTGAGCAGTTTCACCGGCCTTCTTATCTGCTGGACGAGCAGCCTTACCGGAAACGCTATTAAGACCCTTATAAATGTCATTAAGCTTATTAAGGTCCATACCAGACATCGAATTCATCAGTGCACTAAGTACTTCTGACTTTGTGGTCATATTATATGTTTCGCCGTCGCCGGTCTTATCAGCCGAGCGAGAAGTATCACCTGCATTGTGTACGTCTGCATCGTGGGAAATACCATCAGATGCTTCTTTTTCAACAATAAAGCGCTCGCTCGAGTTCTTTCTACCTGCCATAGTTTTGACTCCTTTGGAATGATTATAAACTATTTATAATTTCTTTTATTTTGATACAAGTGAATTAATATAACGCTCAAACATAACCATCTGAGATTCAGTGACTTGTCTGCGTGTCATGGTCTTTATTTCTTTTTGAATTTCTTCGGCCGCTTGAACTGCTTTCCAGTTACCATTATCAAAAACCCAATTTACATTTTCAGTAATGGCTTCAACAAAAGCAATATGTGCTGAAGGATCAGCAACAATATCAGCAGCAGTTGCTAACTGAAAATCATCACCTACCATCATAAAGCCTTCTCTATTCTTAGTCAAAGTACCTAGACCTCTTGAAGAAACACCAAGTGTTCCACCAGATTCTAGAATACCTCTAGCAATATTTCCCATAGGAGTCTCAGTAATTTTTGCACGACCAACAAAGTTAGAACCATCTTGTTCTAATCTTGTAATTAAATGTGATACTCTATCAAGATTAATACCGGGACCATCAGGATGGCCTAGTTCTCCATAAGCACGATTATGCTTGATATAATTTTCATTATATCTTGCAACTTCTTTAGCAAGAACGCGACTCTCATAGATACGACCATTACGATTAGGCTTATCGCCCATAAGAAATGGACCTTCAATGAATAGATCCTTCTTTCCAGACTCTGTAGATTCTTTAATAATCTTAACGTCTGTAATGGATTCGCAGATAAGTTTCATTAGTTTTGATCTCCTCTCATAGTAAGAGGTGCACCTACTTTATGCTTATCAACAATATTCTTTAAACCTTTACTCATTGGCTTATAAGATTCAGTCTTCATTTCACGACCTTGTTCTGCATCAGGTGCACTATCATCGGTCTTATCTTTATCTGACTTATTTCCACTATTTGTAATGGTTTCAAATACTTGATCTAAAGAATCTTTAATTTCAGTAAGCTGACCCATGATATCGCCATCTAGTTCTTTATCATCTAGACTATCATGAAGTTCTGCCGCTTGCATTGCAATCTTTTCAAGTACATCTTTTGTTTGAGTAGAACCACGGCTATCTGGATGTACATGACCAGCATCTACTTGAGACTTATCAATAGTACCACCACCTACTGATGATGAACCTGCACCAGGATTATCTGATGTTGCACCATCCATAGATTCACCCATGGCAGTTTTTGTAGCAGTGGCATACATAACATCCTTGGCCCGCTCGCCATAACGCTTCTTGAAACCGGCTACTTTAGTTTTCATAGCCTTGACAATCTTTTCACGACGCTCTTTTTGCTTAGCAGTCATGTGTTCTTCATCGACATTCTTTGGTTCGACATTAGCCTTATTTGTCTTATCGGTTTTACGAGTCTTATCCTTAGTAGTATTACCTTGATGTGTAGCATCTTCTTGATCTTCATGATCGCAATAGTTTACATCATTGGTCATTTCTACTTCGTGCTTGTCGAAGAATTTTTTTTCGCCATCAGCGAAACGCTTCTCGCCCTGAGGATTGAGCTCATAAGCCGGCTTAAAAGGTTTTGAACTTCTTGGTTTAGTCATCTGTTTCCTCGGGCTCTGAATTAAACATTTTATCAGCAACTTGAGCTTTCATGTCTTCAAGTGCACTGCCGACCTTATCAAACATAATAGTATTCAATGCGTCTTTTGCATTGAGAAAATCTTTACCTAAAATAAAGTCTACAAGATCATCTGCTGTATAATCGTCCATAATATTCTCCTATTATTTTATTTATCAAAAATTACTCGGAAGTCTTTCCGGTACTTTTCGTGTGAATGTTTTGTTTTTTCTATGAACAGTTGTTGTTTTAAATGCTTGCTTTGCTTTAGGTGCTTTAGGATCTTCAGATTGTGCAGGCTCAGCAGAAGCATCTCCACCCTGTGACTGTTGATCACCACCTTCTGCATCTTCACCACCAGCATCTTGACCAACCATACCTTGTTGTGCTGCCATCATTTGTTGTTGACGCTCTAATTCTGCAGGCTTCTCAGCATCAATTTCTGTCTTCATAGCTTCACGATCTTCATCAGACATCATCAGAATATTTTTCTCGATCCATTCTCTAGAGTAATATACTCCCACAAATGGTTCTATCTGTTGAAGAGTTGTAAGTCTTTCACGAAGAATTTCTGCATCTTTAAGTTCACTGAAGTAATTATCTTGATTGAAGTTAAAGTGAATCTTATTCTTGAACTGTTCCCACTCATCAAGAGTACAAATACCCTTAAGTACTAATTGCTTTTCAAGAGCTTGCAAGAATAATTGAGCAAATCTTAAACGAAGACGACCAATGAACTTTTGGAACTTAAGTTCATCTTGAGTAATTTCTGCTGAACGACCAATATTAAATCCTGACTGATCAGAATTAATTCTTGACATAGGAACATTAAGTGACTTGAATAACTTCTTTTCAAAGTACATAACATCTGAAAGTTCACCAAGATTCTGACCAGAAGGCAAAGTCGAGATTTCAGTACCACGACCACCTTCACGACGAGGTAGCCAATAATCTTCAAGCATGGTCATGAACTTACGGTCATCTCTAAGATCACCGGTTGTAGCATCATAGACTAAACGATTCTTATGCTTAGTCATCATATCTTTTACATATTGCTCAGCCTTCATCTTAGGAAGGTTACCTACATCGATATAGAAAATACGACGTTCAGGTGCACGAGAAATACGATAGATAACAGTTGCATCTTCAAGAATACGTAGTTGGTTAAGAGGTTTGATTGCTTTATGTAGATATCCTAGGACTAAACGATTATCCTTATCCATGAGCCCGGATGTGACATGGAGGATAGAATCTTTAGCAATTCTCAGACCTTGGTTATCCATACCTGTAGCACTGGCACCACGGAAACCACGTTCATTATACATATAGAATTCATCAGTGGTTATGTTAATAAAAACATTTCCACGGCGTTCTCTTTTAATTGTTCTAATTTTTCTGATCTTACGAGGATCAATATATCTAAGTTCTTGAATACCAGCACGAGGATTGTTTTCATCAATCATCACGTGATAAGACAAACGGCCATCAACATACCATCTGCGGAAAATTTCAAATCCATAGTTATTGATGTTTAATAATTCAGCAATAAGATTCCATTCATCACTAATCATATCCTTAATATTATCTGACAAATCTAAATTGTCTAGATTAATATCAACGATTTCTTTATTGCCATCTTTGACAATTGCTTCATTTACAATTTCGTCAATGGCACCTTCACATTCTGGTTGCAATGACATTTCTCTGTATTTTGCTACGAGCTCGGCTTCAGTCTTAGCTGAACCTTCTAAGTCTAGATAAGTACCGTAAGCACCACCAGCAGATACAGTTAAGGCCCCGTCATCTACCTCTTGAATGGCAAATGACGGGATATCCTTATCTTCATTACTTCTTTTAATCTCAAAGCCAAATAGCTGAATAGCCAAATCATATACTCCTAAAGTCGACGTATACTATATATTATCCTTGATTGCCGATACTTCCTGTAACGCCAGAATCGAGCACCCAATTATCATATTCCCAATCGACTACGAACTCTTCGATACGGTCAGTTCTATCCCAGCCAAGATCAATGGCTTGAATTCTACCTGGATATAGACCTTCAAATCTATATGTACGGAGTTCATTTCCAAGCTTATCATATTGTGTTACTGTTGCGTCAGTCTTATAAGCAATTGAAAGACCGGTGCTCAGACGAGCATTTCCTCTCATTTGATTAATAGCATTTGACCATGTTTCCAGTGAGTTACGGATGATGAAGTTTTCATCATTCAGAACTGTTGTACTCCATGTTGGGAATGTTCTATCCCCAGCAAGCTTCAGTACACGACCAAAGTAAGGAACTGAGATAAGACCCAGATCTGACGATGGAAGATTTGCCGAGCTTACTAGGAATGGAGAGGCTGTTAGGTCAATTCCACCTACAATACTTGGTGCAGTAAGAGTAACTTGGAACAGAGTAGGACGAGCGCCACCCAGTGCAAAGTTACTCTTGAAGTTTGAAACGCTAAAACTTACAGGCATGATGTTTCTCCTTTAATTCGTTCTATTAGAAATTGCCAATAATGGTAGAGAAGTCAACACCTGTTCTAACAGCAACAAAGTTCAACTGAATGAAGTTGATTGACTTTGCTGGTTGAATGTAAATGTCTCCAACAAATTGGTTAGAGTCGATTACCTGAGGAGTGTTGTTTGTTGCATCACATACCACGATGAAATTATAGATACCGTTTCTGCCCTGAATATCACGCAGGTAAGGTGAAACATAATTTACAAACTGTGCACGTGTATAAGCATTGTTAATTTCAAAGAGGCTCGATTGAGCTGCCTTTGCAATTGCTTTTTCAACAGTAATGAACAGTCTGCGAACATTGATACGATCGAATGCTGATGGGAATCCTTGCAGAGTCTTATCACCTAGCAGAACCGTACCTTGACCTGGAAGTGTAACAACTGGGTTAATGTATGAGTTATATAGAAGATCGCGTTGAGCCTTATTTGGATTAAATGGAAGCTTTACGACATTCTTAATTTGACCACGATTGAATCCAGCTGGTGAATACCAAGGATCACGTACTTGGTCAGTATAAGCACAAAGACCAGCAATGTCACCATTCAGAGGTACATAACGATATAAGTCGTTATAACGGTCATATTGATACTTATAACCGGAATCCATTACTGCATAAGAAGATGCAGTGGTCAGATTATTATAGAAGGCAAGAATATTATTCAGTGCACTTCCACCGGCTTGCTGAGGAACTGCGTCAGGAAGAGCTGGCGAGATGAATGCAACGCAATCCTTACGATAGTTTGCAATTTCGCTGATCAGATAATCTGACATTACAGCATAGTTGACACCTGGGCTTGATGGCGATGATGTTTCAGCAGAAGCACCACGAGCCTTACCGCAGAGCAGCAGAGAAATATCAATATTTTCTTTTGATTGATAAAGAACATATCCACCCTGAAGAGCAGCAAGCGAGCAATTTGCTTCGCCGTTACCATCAGAAGCACCGATCATTGCTGCCTTATAAGACTGCAGTGATGATGAAGAAGCAACAGTTGCTGCATTAGCGGAAGAAGCTGAACCGTAATCTACTGTACCTGCCCAAATATACTTTGAAGTATTATTCAGAACATTCTTATAGTACGATGTTGCACCTTGAGATGTCTTAGCATCTGTAGCACGTGACAGGAATGGGAATACTTCAACCACTGCACCAACGGTACCTGTAATTTCACCAGTTGCGTCTGCAACTACTACGTGAAGTTGGTCATCTGCAGTAAATCCACGAGTCATCAGATAATCTGATGTAGCTGGTGCACCTGGAACTTGGTTATAATATTCCCAAGATGTTTTTGCACTAGACTGTACTACGTTTGCACCCAGAAGAACTGGAGTTGCAAGAGTAACTGTTAATGTAGAATTAAATCCTGCACCTGATGTACCACCAGTTGTACCAGAAGGAGTAATTCCTGTGATTTGCAGATTCTGATAACCTAATGAAGAGTTACCAACTTCGAGGAAGTTACCAACCTGCAGTACGCTATTTGCTAGGTAAGCAGCAACAGCATTTGCTTGCGAAACAGAAGCATTTGCAAGACCAACAATTGTTGTTACAGTTACTGTTACATTAGCTGAACCGGTGTTAGATGTAAATGTAACCGATGCAATATTAGCACCAGATACTTGATCGTTTACCGAATTGTTGCTAATGACTTGTTGATATGCAGAAGGAGAGTCGCATACAGAGATCTTTAGGCTATTACCTGTAGTACCTGGATACTTAGCAACAAATGCGATAGAGTTATATGGAGAACCGGATGCCGCTGCGTAGTTTGAATTATAATCATCTACGTTCATAACTTCGATGTTAGCAGTTGCTAGTGGAGTGGCATTTGCACCAAGTACTGGAGCAACGGCATTAAATGCGCCATCTGTAACACGAACAACCCAAAGTTGATTTCCATATGAAAGGAAGTTGGCTGCTGTAAAGAATGTTTCATAGTTATAATCAGTTGGCTTACCAAAAACATTTACTACATCATTTTCAGATGTAACAAAAGATTTGATGCCTACTGGACCCCACTTAAAGATACCTGCCATGGCACCGATTGTGGTGGATACTGCGGGTACTGTAGTAGTTTGGTCAAACTCACTTACATTAACACCAGGACTAATTTGAATGGCCATTTTTGTCTCCTTCATACAAAAATAAAAGAAAGTAATATAGTAAAAGTTCTATTGGTATTTATAAAATCTGTAACTTTAATAAAACGATTTGAATATACCTGCATCTTCATCGAAATATGGATCTACTATTTGTGCAATATCATCTGCTGCACTGCCATTATCATATAATCCAAAGGGTAAAACATCATCTTCTGTATCTTCAATAAGTGTATTTCTGATATCTGTATCTGATACATCTTTAAAATAATTCTGATTTACTAACCATGAGAATAATACACAACACATAACTAAGTCATCATGGAAGCCTTCTTCTGCTTCATATGATGCATTGTTTTCAACAAAGCGAGTCATTTCAAATAATAAATCAAAATCATTAATAATAAGTTTATTGTTTTCTACAAGAGTTTTAAAGTTAGCACAACCAATACGTTTTACTTGTTTAGTAGTCTTTACACCCATTTGTGGTTTACGATTACCAAATCCGCCGGTAACCTTTTGACCAGCACGGCCTTTGATCTGTGTAGTCAATACTCCATCATATTCTAAGTCATGATGAAGAATATCAACTACTTGTTGACCAATATCATTTGTTTCAATAAGTACAAGTGCATTATTATAATGATTACCTAATTCATAGATAACATTAGGATACATAAGAGCCGGAATATCACTTCTTCTAAACTTACAAGCTATTCTATATGGAATTTCTGTAATATCAAATACTATGAATGCTGAATAATCAATATCAACGCCTCTTGAAGTATCAGCAACAAGAACATATCTACGATCTTTCATAGGTTGTTCATAAATGTCAACACCATTATGAGATATAAGAGGATTTTTATATGTAAGTTGTTGTAGCTTTTTAGAATCAATAAGTGTATTCGATGAACCTAAGAATTCACATTCAAATTCTTGTTGGAATTGTCTTTCAGAAGTATTTGAAATAGTTTCTTCACGCCACGCAGCATCTCTTCCTGGAATATTTGACCAGTGTACAGATACCCGTTTATACTTATTTCTGCCTTCTTCTGAATCTGTCCAAAGTTTATAGAATAGATTCATTCCTTTAGGTGTTGATGTAATAAGAATCTTTGTCTTCTGACCTGCAGTAATAGCAGGATAAACTGAAGTCATAAATTCTTCTTGAATATTTGTAGGTACGAATGCAAACTCATCAAGATATACGAGGTTCTGTGTTGTACCACGAATAGCATCTGATGATGTAGATGATGCAGTAATAACTGAATTATTTTCGAGTTTCATATGACTCTTTGCCCATTCAACTACACCTTGTTGTAACCAAATAGGAACATGCTCAAATGCTAATTGAATTCTTGAAAGAATTTCTCGTGCTTGTTTTTCTTTGTTAGCTAGAATAGCAATCTTGAAATT